AAGGACAGGCGCTCATCCGCAATGATCCGGTCGAGCTGTGGGGCACTGATGACGGGATCTTGCAGGAGCCACCGTAATTCGTCGTGCAGATCATTAAGCGTCATGCCGGATAGCCTCGCCGTTTCCGAGTAGATTTCTCCATGGCATCGCTCATCGTCATATGGCGGGCCTGCTCGATGTCGCACGACTCCACGGTGAGGCCCAGCGAGTTCTCATACTCATTGAGACTCAGATCCTTCACCGTGCCGGTGACTTCAATGGTCAACGTCTCCCCCACGCCTAAGCCTTTGAGCTTGTCTGCCTGCTCTTTGGGGAGGGACAGATGCAACCGAGCCTCCATCTTTGGCATGTCCGGTGCTGTATCACGAGCCACTAGGGCTCCTCCTTGATCACCTTCGCCCCGCACGCCGGGCATCTCGTGAGATCCGGGACGAGGTGTCCATCAATGGTGACGTACAGCGCATTCGACACATCAATCGTGCCGATCCAGTGACACGCCCGGCATAAGATGAGCGCGCCTGGGCTGTATGTAGGATTAAATGGCATGAGGTATACACCACTTTTTGCTTGACTTCAGAAAAATAAGGTGAGTAGCATAGACGCAATCCTAGAAGTATCCATAAGACACGTCAAGTGAAAAATAGAGACACGTCAGCAGTGACGATCTTCGAAGAAACGTGCTACACATGGGGTGACCAGTGCCTGTCGCGAACCCACGACTTGCGAGTAAGCTGAAGGCAGCCCAGGGGGTATCCCTCAATTGGCTCCTGACCCCCACACAGTCGGCGGCGGCACTCTCCCAAGCCACCATTGTTGGACTCGATGGCCCCATGGGACCCGGGAAAAGTTATGCGTTCGCCGCCGCCTTAGCCATTCATGCCAAGCGCAACAAAGAGATTGCCGGCATTGATGTCCTCCATGCCTATATCATTCGGGATACCCTGGAAAACCTCAAGAAGTCCCCCATCCCGACCATTGCGAAAGCCTATGGTTCTCTCTTTGAGACGAAGAACCAATCCAAAGAGGGCTATATCTATACCGATCCCCTCATTCATTTAGAATTCATCGGCCTGGCCGATGGTGGCGACCTCTCGAAGCTCCAGGGCCCAGAAGTCGGCTTGATCTGGCCGGAAGAGTGCTGCCCGATCGCCGATACACGGCGCTACAACGCCGGCATTGCCGAAGACGTTTTTAACCTTTCGGTCGTGCGGTGCACGCGTCAAGAAGGAGTGATGCCCAGGCTGCAATGCTCAGCCAACCCAAGCGATGAAGACCACTGGTTCTATCGCCGAATCGTTGAGCCCCCCAACGGTGCAGACCTGGAAACCCCCATCATCACCAAGGAATACTTTCATATTGATCCAGCGGATACGCGGTATATGGCGTGGCTCGTGGTCGATCGGCGCACCGGTGATGTCCTGTGGGATTTTCACCCGGAGACCGGGCAACCGATGCTGCGGTATGCCACAGGCATGAGCGATGTGACCCCACTCCGCGATCCAGACGCGGAGATGATTCGGCATGTCAACCTCGATATGATCTACTTGAAAGCCATGAGCCAGCAAGGCGCGATGTATGCCTGGAAGAACGATCCCGCCATGTACCAGCGCATGGTCAAGGGCGAGTGGGCGAAAGTCTATCGCGGTAAGAAAGTCGCAACATCATTCAAAAAGCAGACTCATGTCGCGACGGAGACCTTGAATCCTATACGGGGCTATCCAGGGTTTCGGTTTTATGATAGCTGGGGCGAGCCTCGCTGTGTCATGGGTCAACAGTTGCCAGACGGGCAACTCCGGATCTATAAGGTGATCAGCGACCATCAGGATATTCGGCGGTGCTGCGATAAAATCTTGGCGGAAATGCTGCATCCACGCTGGAAGCAAGCGGAGATTCAGGAATGGCGGGATATCGGTGATGCCACGATGACGCGTCATGACCAATCGAACCGGATGGAGTCGGCGTCCAAGGTCGTTGAGGAGTTTTTCGACACGACCTTTGAGCCAGGCAGCGCCCGCTGGGAAACGGGTCTGAAAGCCGCGATGCTGGCGGCGTTTGGCGGTTCGACCAGCGATGGTGAGCCATATGTACTCATCACCCCAGAAGAGAAAGGCTTAATCGCGGGGCTTGAAGGACGCTGGCATTATCCCATGGATGGCAGTGGTAATGCCAAACCAGGCTCTCAGCCGGTCAAAACATCAGAATCGCACGCCTGCGATGCCTTGGTCAATGGCTTCTCGGTGTTGAAGCCCTGGCAACCGGCTGAACGCCGCACCATCGACCTGGCTCGTGTGCGAGCGCAACGGCAACGACGAGCCCGGAGCTATAGTACGCCACGGATCTCGTATGGATAGGGACTGAACGATGGCACGGATGAGTGACCAGTGGCTCCCGCTCAGGGAATTCCAAGGCAAAGACCGGCTAGGACGTGTTGTGACCAAAGCCTGCTATGGAAATCCCCACACAGGTGAAGTGCACCACCCCACCAAGGACGGGGATCTGCTCGGTTGGAATGGGGAACCCCCGAATCCTACGCCAGGGGCTCCCGAGCGTGAAGGTGTCGAACGGCGTGGCTGGGAGGCTTATCGGGCCAACTGGTCACGCATCTTTGAACAGCAGAAGGAGGCTGATGATGGCAGAGAGTAAAACCACCTTTGTCGATGACCCCACCATGATTCCTATGGATGAGAATAAAAGTGATAAAATGACTCAATATAAGCCGCCCAAAGTCTATCCCAAAGAGCCCAAGATTAAAAAAGGATAGACCATGCCTTACAAAGTGAAGAAAACCAAGGCCGGCACCTATCGCGTCTCTGGGCCGTCAGGAGTCCACGCGAAAGGCACGACGAAGGAGAAGGCTGAAGCCCAGGAACGCCTCCTACGCGCAGTGGATCATGGCTGGAAGCCAACAGGGAAACCTGTGAAGAAACGTGCGGCGTCCAAGAAGACAAACACAAGAAAGAAGGCTCGTTAGCGCATGGCGACGAACGGGCAAGCCCCGCTCCTTCAAGATTATACCCAGGACCGCATTGCGGCGATCCAGCGGGAGATGACTCGCGCCGCGCAACTCCAAGCCATTGATGCCCAGGAGATGCGCGAGCGCGAGACCGCGGCAACTGCCTATGTCGTCGAAGATGAACAACACTTCGTGTCGTACTGTGAAGAAGCCATCCGTACCAGCCGGAATGCCATGGTCAATATCCGACGGATGCAGCGGGAGTGCTGGGATGTTGCTCAGGAGCAGGAGCCTCCCAATTGGTCGGAAAAAGAGGGGTGGCAGTCTCGCGTCCTCATCCCCAAACCGCATAGTGCCGTACAATTCGCCAAAACGCAGGTCCGTAAAGCCTTCGACACACGATTCCTCTCGATCCAGAATGAGCCAAATGAGCTAGCCGGGCGGTTCTGGGAAGATGTCATGATGCGCCAATTGGATGAGAATCACGCCAAGATGGGTATCAACTTCCCTGATGCCACGGAAATGGGGCTCATCATCGGTAACAGCATGGAAATGATCCCGCTATGGGATCCAGACCGGGGTCTACAGATTAGCCTCGTCGAGCCCTGGAAGGTGCACCGCGATCCTGACGCCCTTTCGCGCCAACCACAGACCGGTATGTACTGGATTCATGAGGAATATCAGGATCTCTGGACCCTCAAGCAAGCGGAGAAAGAGGGGCGCTATCAGAACGTCGACGCCATTATGGATTCGATCAGTCAGCGCAATCCTGAAAATCCAGAGATGGACCCCGAGCGCGAAGCGGATTTGAAGCATATGCTCGTCGTACGCAATCGCTATCGCAAGATGCCGCTCGTCCGTGAATTCTGGGGGGTCATCCTCGATCGGCGCGGCAATCTCCTGCTTCCCAACCACACGTATACCATCGCCGGCCGCAAAGTCATCAGTCCTCCAGCCCCTTCACCGTATCGCACGCTCCGGTGGCCTGGTACGAGCTTTTCGCCGATCCCCAATCTCCTCCGCTACGATGGACGTGGCATTGTCCAGGGGATTCGGTCGCTGTGGTACTGGATGTGCTCGCTCATGGCCCTCCACAGCGACAACCTCAACTGGATTGTTAACCCGATGACCGAAGTGAATCAGGCCGGGTTGGTCGATCAAGACGATACGGACATCATCCCAGGCAGGGTCTGGCTCGTCAAGGACACGATTAGCGGGCAACAAATCGTCCGCACCGTGGATCGTCGCTTCATCACGAATGAAATCCTCGCCAACCTGCAGTATGGCTCGCAAGCCTTTGAAGAGGGGACCTTCGTCACCGCGACCGTAAAGGGGCTTCCAGGCTATCGGAACGAGATTACCTATCGTGAAGTGGCGCAACAACTGGATCAGAGCCGAGATATGTTCTCCACCCTCGGCGTCAATATTGAGGATGGTGCCCTGAATTTCATTCGGGCCGCGCATGAGACCTGTCTGCTCAATATGACGATGGAGGACGTGCAGGCGAGCCTCCCACAGCAGAAGATCCAGGAATATCTCCATGCGATTGCGGACAGTGGGGCCCCGATGGAAGAGAGTCCGACGGGCATTCCCCTGCCGCTCCTGCAGGGGAATTTCTCGATTTCTGGCTTGACCTCTGTGCTGAAAGACGCTGATGTGATGCAATCGATGGAACGCCTCTGGCTCCCACTCAGTGACCGGCCCCAGTACGCCCCCTACATTAAGTCCTATAACTTACTCAAATCCCTGGAACGCCGCTCTGGGGTTAAGGATGAGGGGGTACTGGCTACGGAGAAAGAGGCCGTGGAGATCGCACAGCAGCA